GGCACAAATCGAAGCGTTATGTGGCTGCCATCGCACATGGATGACTGCCGGACCATCGATCACCGCTCCGCGTTTCGTCGTGTAGCTTTGGCCATGCGGCACAAAGAGCGATTCCATCGGAACGGCTGTAATCGAAAAATCTGTTATGTGCCCTTCATCCATTCGCGTGCGGATGACTTGTGATTCCGGATCGCTGGCAAATGCAGGAACGCCGTGAAGTTCACCGTCAATGACTTGCATCTGGCGAATTGACCCGAAAATGTTTCTGACGCTTCTGTCGTCGTGTGAATCAACAATTGGAATCTGCGATTGATTGGCGCGGAGAACGACGCCATCCATCAACAGCACTTCGTTGATGACGTACCCGCGGTCTTCGTCGTATCGCCTGACTGGCGTCTCCGTAGCAATGACGACATCGGAAACGCCAGTCGACACTCCGACCGAGCGCATCACGACGCATGTGGCTTTCAGTGGTGGCAGCTTGCCTTTCTTACTTGGCATTTTCCGTCTCCGGAACCTGATCCAAATCCGTGTCAACAGTTCCGTCTGACGCATCCGCCAAAAGCATCTGTGCTGTCGCTTCGGTCAATCCGAGAGACTGCAGAAACACCTTTGATTTCGTTTCGCTAGCAGTGCCTGCAATGTACTCCGCAAGAATGTCTTCAATCGCCTTGCGATTGCGGCCCCATTGCAGCCGGGACATTTCAGACATCTCACCGGCGGGCTGTCCGGGCTGTGGCATTGCTGACGCTGCGGCCATTTGCTGCCCTTCGGCCTGCGTTGCGTCGACGTTAGCCATGTCGGCAGTCACCAGTCCGAGTTGCCGCTTCAGCTTTTCTTCCTTGGCTCGCTGGTAGAACACGTTTTTCCAGTGCTTACCACGCTGTCCAAGTTCGTCTTGGTAGGTGCTTTGGAACGAGTTCAACGCAGAATCTGACGCGGCCTGTTCGCTTTGTGGGTCTACCCATTCCCATGCGGGAGTCTGCCACTCGACCGCAGTCGCGGCACGACGGTCGGCAAGTATCTCGGACATCGACGGAAAGCCGTCGACGCCTGCAGTCGCAGCCTGATCACAGAATCGATCCCAGATCGGCTGGCACATGTGCTGTACGTCATAGCGTTGCCACCTACGGAAACGACGACGATCCTCGAGCATACTTGTGCGGCTGCTGCTGTAGCTCGTGCCGCTGTAGTTCCGGCTGACAACTTCGTACGACAAACCTGTGCCGACCGAAATGCCTCGCAGCATCAGATTGATCCACGGTTCCGACGCTGAGTTTGGACGCCCCGGATTGATTGATTCAACCGACTCGCCTGGCTGCAATCTGACAACCATCGCCGGTTCAAGATACTCAAACTGATTGCCGCGTTCGTCGCTGCTTTCGTCGTCGGTTGATGGCATCAGGCCAGTTCCGCCGCGTCCGTTAGTCGTGATCGCGACGCCAAAACATGAGGCAACTGCTGACGCCTGAATTTCGTTGTCGACGTATACGCCGAGATCTCGCAGCCATGAAAGCACTGGAGCAAACCACGACACGCCGCGAGTTTGCCCAATCCGGTCGACTCGGTACAAATGCAGGATCTCTTTCGCGTCGATCCGTACCGGAAGAACACGGGTGGCGTATGGCCCGTTTGGATGCTCCGGATAGATCCAGTACGCAAGCGGCTTGCCGAGGTCATCAAGTTCCACGCCTCGAATTACCTTGTTGCCGTCTCGACTGTGGATCTTGTACGTGTCTTTATCGGTAGCCAGTCGGTCGGCCTCGATCAGTTCCAAGGCAAGCGGCACAGGGCGATAGATGCCCCGGTACTTGTTTGACGGAGTGTTCACAAGGTGAATCAGCACCTCGCCCGCTTCGACCATTTCACGCTGTGCGAGTTGCTGAATTTCAGCAAAGTTCAGACGCCCGTTGACGTCACAAACTTCGCACCATTCCTGCCAAACCTTGTCACGGACTTCGTTGACATCTTCGACGTCTGTGCCTTCCGGCGTTTCTACTTGTGACTGTGCGGTGATGCCTGTTCCAATTACCGAACTGACGATTGTGTCGACAACGCCCCAAGCATAAGCATTATCGCGGACCAACGCGCGGGACCATGCTCGAAGCGAATCCGCACCAAACGGCCCGAGCAGTTCACTGTCTGCTGACTGGTTTTTCGGTTTCTTGTTGTTCGTCAACCGGCTGGCTTCTGCCCCGGCGTACATTCGCTCAAGCGTTTTGCGTTGCTGCGTTCGTCGCACTGCAGCCGCAGGACTAAACACGCCGATAACTTTGTCAAGGGCTGTGCCGATCATTGGCGAGCCCTCTGGAACTTGGCGACTCGGAACATGCTGCCAGAGCCTGACTCGCGGTCGGCTTCCATTTGCAGCATTCGGCGTTGCTCAAACAAAGTCGGCAGGTCAAGCGACGTCACCGAACGTGAACCGATCGAGTACGAGGAGGCCCCTCCAGTCAGGAGTGCTTCAATCGCTGCGTCGATCTGTGCGAGTAGTGAGGTCGCTGTTGCCATGCCCGCATGATTGACGTGGCATAGCCCGTTGTGATAGATCGGGAGGGCGTGCTGATTCTATGGCGTGTAAAGGCTACTCTACCTCTTTCCAAGTATGCCCACAAAATCCGCACTTGCAATACCTCGTCCGCCCCTGAGTGCTGACGACTCTAGAAAACGACTTTCCCGCAGTTTCCTCATTAGCCGCCCGCAAGGCAGGGCACGACGCGCAGTCTTTTGGCACAAACGTGGTCACTCGTGGCTTTGGCTTAACGCCTTCTAAGACTGTTGACCCATCCGCCTGCTCGTTTCTTTGGGGTTCCATGACGTTGGCCTGCAGGCTTTCCGGCTGGCGGTTTTTGTTGTGCTTGCTCATTTGGGGCTTTCGGTCTTGGAGTAACTGACTGACCATTCGGTGTATCCGGAGTCGGGGAAAGAAGATAAATGCCGCGAGCACTTGCCGCAGCCGCTGCGTTGTATGTGGCGTCGAGCCAGTGATTGTTATCGCTTACCACGTTCCAATATGTCTTGAGGCCCTTGCCTTCCTTAAACTCGCTGACAAGTTCTTCGGCAACGATGTGCTGAGCGTACGACGTGTGTTTTTTGTCGCCCGGCTGATTGAATAGCGACAACGCTCCGCGCCGCAGGAAGTTTTGCTCGTCGAATGTTGGCGTCAGGAATCGCTCATGAATGAACTGCTTCCAGTAGTCTGTATTGAGTTCGTACAGCCAAAGACCCTGCGTTTCCTGATAGGCTGCGTGGAAATGATTGCCGGGCTTTATCTTGTCCGTTTCGGTCGTTTTGTCGCGATAGTTGCCGATACCTTTGGAGACATAAAACGGGGTCCCGTTGACATCTCGCACGAACTGATACGCCGCGTCCGTGAATGTTCCCGAGTCCACAAACACCGCATCAACCTTGCGAGCCGATCCGGCCGCGTCGACATACTTTTTGTTTAAGATCTCATCACGCCAGTTCAGCAACGCTTTGTAAATCTGTGGCTCGCTGGCTTGGTTGTCCATGCCTTTGTCTGTGCCGACGACTTCCGCTCGGCCGTAATCAATGACGCACCCGCCAGCACCCTTCCACCATGCAATTACAACCCAATGGCAAAGATACTTTCCGAGGTCAATCGCCGCTGTCACGCATGAGGCATTAGCAGGCAACTGGCCGCGATCCAACCCGCTCAATCGACCTGCCACCATTTGCCACGACAGCCCGCTGCCCTGTGGCCCGACTTCCTCGGGAGGATCGTTGTCAATTTCTGTCGCAACCGCTTCCTCGCCCCAATCGGCAACCTTGTTGAAATACGACTGAATCGCGGAAAGCTCAAGCGGTTCACCGTCTTCGTGAATGGTTCCGTCGAATGATGACGCATTGCTGACGATGCAATCACGCTCAATCTCTGCTCGATTGTCATGCCAAAAACGAAACGCCTCTCGTGCGTCAGGGTCATTATCCGCCCGCTCGATTCGCTTCGTCATGTACTCCTGAACCAGATCCATGCGGTCAGGCCGCTTGATCATCTTGCGGTATCGCTTGCCTTTCCAAGACGGTTTTTTCTTTGGGTCGGTGAACTTGAACGCTATGCACTTGCGATTCTGGATGGTGCAAAGAAACACGCGGGCAACGCGACGTGCTGACGATGCAAGCCCGGCGATATCCTTTTCGATAATGTCTTCGTTCTTTTCAATGACTGCGTCCGACTCGGCTGCCTGACGGTCTTCAATGTCGTCGATGATCGCAATATCGGGCCGAATGTCTCGATAGTTGGTTCCGCGAATACCGCCGTCGATTCCAATCGATGCCAGAATTTGGCCCCGGCTCACTGGTTCAATATCTTCCGGCCAATCGTCAGGCAGTTGATGGCGGCCAATGGTCGGATAGATTAGATGATCGGCTGCCAGTTCTAGACGGCTGAACTCACCAGCGACCGTTTGCATCCTCGCCCGGCTTGACCATCCGCCAACAGCCTTAAACGGCTGGCAAATTTCTGGGAAGTCCTGCAGCAGCAGTTCCGATTGCTGGAGCTTTTCGCGGACAGTTCGCAGCTCAGATTCGCTCTTTCGTTGGTTTTTACCAATAACGATTGGAAACACCGCAAGGCCGGTTAGAGTCAGATACAATGCCGTGTAGATGGCGAGCTTGGTCTTACCCTCTCCGCGAGTTCCAGCAATAGCCTGGTCGCCGCCGTACATCGCAGCCCTGACAATCGAATCGTGCATGTCGCGACGGTCGGCGGTGAATGGCTCGAAGAACACTTCTGGAAAGTACGTTGTCAGGAACAGTTCTCCATCCTGTAAAGCGTCACGCCTGCGAATTGAGTCTTTGGGAATCGGTATTTTGATATCGCGATCGGAGGCCCGCTTTTTGGCCATTCGCTCGCTTTGCTTCGACCGCTCATCATTCTGCAGCAGTGGCTTTGTGATCGGATGCAATCTTAGCCAGCTCTCCAGTTGGGAGGTGCTTAATGATTGCAAGTAATTGTAATCGTCGCTGATCATCAAGGGCCTGTTTTTTCAGGGCGAGTTCTTCACGTTTTACGTCGGCCTTATCTGCCCGCACAAGTGCATCAAACGCCTTCACCTTCATTTCATCGTCAGCAGAGTTTTCGATCACGTCGAACAAATCGTGAACGGCTTGACTCTTGCGGGCATCGCATTTATCCAGCCATCCGCTCACGAGTGCTCTCCCAGTCAATTTCACGTCTGCGATTGTTTTCAGTGGCATTCCGCCCCCTACCCCGAAACGACCGGCAGGAACGCACTAACTTTCTGTTGAGAATCCGGGCTCCTCT